CTTTCTTCTCTGTACATTTGCTGTACCATCATTATAGAGGACGATGTACTCGATAGTGTCAGTTTCAGTATGCCACTTCTCACCAAGAACTTCCGTCTTGAATCTCTCTACCAGATCTGGTTTGAGTTTGTAAGAGGGAGCACCCACTTGTCCCGTAAGTTTGTTGGTAACATTAATACCAGTCTCTACAACGAAGTTGGAGATGAAATCCATTTCGTAGATTGCTCTTCTTACGAATTTTTCTTCTGCCATGGGTATTAATGGGTGAGTGGCGATGGGGTTTTAATATACCATCCAGTTACAATGTATTTATTGTCTTCGCCCATAACCATGTTGCCCTTATGGACATGAGTCATGCATGCTGGGAATAATACAACTGTTCCTTGGGTTGGTCTAATTCTTCTTTTCTGGAATCTGAACTCGGTCTCTCCACCCTCTTCAATATCATTCAAGTAGATCATCCACGTAACTTCACGTTGAGAGTATTCGTGTGATGCATTTTCATAATGCCACAGGTGATAACCACCACCAGATGGTGTTCTTTGAAATTTGATATCAGTAGATACCATTGTCATTCCTTTCAACTGGTCAAACTCATCCATGTAATGCATCATACATGACTTCAGGAATTGATTGATCTGTGCTGATCTATCAGAAGCATGATAGTTCACCATAAATGATGCATCATGTCTGTTGCCCTTGCCTTTGTACTGCGATCCACCATCGGAAACGCCATACAAACTTTGTGGAGTACCTACTGCTAATGCAGCAGTATTTTCATCCAGAACATCATTTCCATACTTAATCATTTCTTCACAGAAAGGTTTGGGTACAAATCCTTCCCAGACACCAATGAAATCTTGAAAGTCAGATCTCGTCGCTGCCTTATTCCTCATCAACTCAAGAGGACGATACGGTGCTAATCCCATAATTAATATGCTTTGATAATATACTTAACTTTGTGGAAGTTTTCGACTAGTGGAACTTTTTTGTTCGGTTTGAATGTGACGTTTGGAATAGGTTTCTTAAACGATTCATTCAAAGTGAACGTACCACTATTTAGTGCTACATCTACATCTGATTGTGTGAATCCAATGTTGATAGTAGTACCAGCATTGCCCAGTCCTCTTCTAGCACTACCAACACCAGAAACGTTACCATAAGAGAAATCAGTATTGATATCAGTAACAGCTTGTGTTGTCAAGAAGTGACTGTGAGTCTCTACAGAAGCATCAAGATCTTCTAACATAATTTGAGGGGTGTAAGATTCAACTCTGGCTTGTGATTCATCAACATCAATAACAGCACCAGCGAGAACACCACCAGCAACTGATTGACCTGGCCCTGCTCCCACTGCTGCAGCAGGAGCTGACGCGGGCGCTTGGTTAACCAAGTTATTGAACGGATAAGTAGAACCCGTCCACTCGGAGCTACCAACTAGTTGCAATCTATCCCTAACACCATTTTCTACATGGTGAGGCCACCATACAGACATACTCCAGTCTTTTGCCCATGCAGCGGATCCACTAAAAGTGTTGTTGGCAGCATCAGGGAGACTAGGTGCAATTCTTTCTAGGAATTCTTCAAATGTTTCCCCAGTATTGCCTCGGAAGAATCTTGACATTGTTGCCGAGAATTCACCACCAGCATAATCGTCAATCTTCCCTTTCCACCTTTGAGCAAAGTCCGCTGGATCACCTCTATCTTGCCAGTATTCGTCACCTAAATCAGCATCAATCCAAGCACCTTGTCCCAGACCTAACATCTCATCATCATCGATGCGAATTTGCCATCCCAAGATACGAGCGTTCCAAGGAATTAATGGATCTTGAGAAGGACCTGTTTGTGCAGAAACAACAAAGTGTGAGTGTGCAGGCGTATTTACTCTAGCATCCAATAGAGGACCAATGATAGCATTAACGTTACCAGTTACAGTGAAGTCAACGTCTTCTTGAATTGGTTCATTGAAGACAGTTTTAACAGTGCCAATATCAAAGAATATACTTTCATCAGATGTATCACCACTACCAATCCATTGCTGGAATGGTGTGCTTTGTTGACCAGTACCAGTTGGGTCTCCAGTAGTAACATCAACATTGTCAATGTACCACCATCCACCAATATTTCCTGGTTCAAATGTACTAGGTGATGGCAAGAACGCAGATGAACCTGCGTTACCATCAACTCTACCAGTTCCTGCTAGTTTTCTGTTCCTATAATCAGGAACTTTGAAGTTACCAGTCGCTGTATTTGTGGTTTCATCCCAATTACCAGTACCCCCATATTGATTACCAATTACGAGAAAGAGATCGAGATAGTCTGCGACGTTATATGATTCACCATCGCAAGCCAAATACCCAGGATAACGAGAGTCACGACCACCCGAAAGATCACCATATGTATCACTTACCCATGCTGCAGGAGAGGTATTTCTACCAGGACCGAGGGATTGTTTCAGAATAGTAAGAACTGTTCCGATTGCCATTCCATCGTCCTTTGATTCTACCACAACATTGGCAGAATTGGAAGCATCGTAATAAACTTTTGCGTTTTTCTTGGCATACCAGGTGCCTCTCAATTCTGGTGCTGCTGGTTCTGATGCCCAGGTGGTTGCAGACCACGCAAATGTGTTACCGCTACCAGTACCAACAGTAACATTAGTAGTTATTACATTGTTGAGAGTTGTTCCAGTGACTAAAAATACTCTGAATCCTGTATTTACATCTGGATCAAATGTCACTGGTCCCTCGACTGGTGCAGCGAAGTCAATAGAGATCTTACCATAACCAGAAGCATCAATCTGAATAGGTCTGTTGATGCCAGTGACAATAACAGTAGCACTAGCAACAGACTTACCTGTAGGTTGACCAGTCAGATTCGATGGTGTTGTATAGTTTGCATCTGTATCTGCACCCAGTTCTGTAGTGATATCCCAACTAGAAATAGTTCTAGTTCCCACCTTAATAATCATGCCTGTAGTAGCATTATTATTTGGGGATGATTGGGTATAAATCTGTAATTTGTCACCATTCTGTACATCAACAGGGAAGGTAGCCTTTGAAGTAACACTACCATCTGCTCTATGTACTCTAACACGAGATGTCAAATAGTTGCTACCAGGATTAGTAGAAACAAGTGTTGCTTGTACTGTTGTACCAGCACCAAGACCAGTAATACCATTAACAGGTGCAATCGCAGATTCAATTTGTGTATCAACTGGTTGATTAGCTACATCAGGGAAACTAAACGCTCCTGGTGTTGTTGATGGGAAGTTACCAGTGGTGACATTCCAACTGGATAGATTAATACCCTCACCAATTGAGAGAAGATTTTCAACACTGACGTTAGCATTTGTACCAGTATTATATGCTAGTTGTAGATACTGTCCATTAGTAATGGTTACAGTTGTCGTAGTCGCATTGTTGAATGTAACTGCTGATCCATTTTCTGCCAGGACATCAAAATTATTATCATCCGTAATAAAATCATTGTTATCAGAAACACCAGCTAAAGCATTACCACTAGTGACCACAAGAGCAGGAGCATTCAGTCCAGTTACCCTCAAGATCTCACTGTATACCCTAGTATCAAATGGTTGATTAATAATATCAGTGAAATTAGGGAATGGTTCTGGTACGTTAGGTGGTCTAACAAACGTAGTGATATTCCATCTTTCTGTTCTCGCACCAACAGCAAGAGACAGATATGTTTGCGATCCTTCTGACTGACTAGATCTTAATCTAACTTGTAGTTTGTCAGTATTACTTACAACTATCGCATTTGATAGTGTAGGGATAGTCCAAGCACCATAAACAGTCTCGCCCTGACTTACTCGCTGGACTCTTACTGCAAAATCATCAACACTAGAACTGTAAAAACTGGAGTAGATATTAACAGAAGCTTCTGTATTTGTGGTTAGACCAGTGATGACAATCGATGCTTCACCTGCTCTAGTACCATCTGCCCAGGTGAATAAAGTATTCTTATCTACCTCTTCAAGGTCACTAAATGCAAATGGATCTGGCGCAAAATCTTCTGGTATCGTGACAATATACCAGAGTGTGGTTTGATCACCGATCTGAACCGTAACCGTCTGCGTT